GACACATCGAGGTCGGAAAGAGAGTAGTTCTTTACAGGAGAAGCGTTATGAAACCGTTTCCACATCCTTCGGTAACGAAGTTGTTGTATATTGGTGGACCTTTTACGAAGACGATTCATGCCCCTTCTGTACGTCAAAATATTCAAAACGCGCAGAAGATCGGCAAGTTGTACCTCGAACTGGGCTACACCGTATTCATACCCCATTCTAATTGGGGTTCCATTGAACGCAACTCAGGCCTTTTGTTGGGCTATGAGGAGATGATGCAGCGCTGCCTAGTCATGCTCGATAAGTGTGACGGTGCAGTTTTCCTCCCTGGCTGGGAGTGGTCAAAGGGATCAAAGCAGGAGGTACAGTTCTGTAAGCTCCGCAAGATACCTTTGATATTTCAAATGTCGATCTAGGAGGTACGCATGCCCTATATCACACAGAAAGAGCGCCGTAAGTTTTATCACGGCCTCACGTTTTTGAACCCGCAGAAGCCTGGCGATCTGAATTTCGTCATCACTTCTATATGTCACGAATATCTCACTCGGATGGGTAAAGATTATACCCATCTCAATGAGATTGTGGGAGTTCTTGAGTGTGCAAAGCAGGAGTTCTACCGCAAGATCGCGGTCCCCTACGAAGAAGCGAAGGAGGAAGAAAATGGCCCAGTCAAATAACGATGACCAGCGGATACATTGCGAGTACTGTCATTATGAGATACATGATGGCAGCTGGCAGTCCGGTGAGGAAAAAGACGCCAATGGCCGCAAGAAAATTGTGGCGCTACACCGGTGTTGTTACGAGCTGTGGATTCACGAGAATCCCACCTACCACAAAAGGAGATAGGCATGGACATTCAATATGTCAGTGACTTTTGTACGAAACATCGCATAACAGTGACCGCGCTGTTTAATGCCGCTTGTGTGCACTGGTACGAAACTGCAATGCCAGAATTGACACGGCGTACCCTCGAAGACTTCACCAACAAACAACTCGTGCCATACTGGGTAGACGAATACATCCGGCACATCAATGCGCGAGGAGATAACAGATGAGACGGTTTGTGCAGTTCTTCTCGGTTGGCTTCCTGTCGGTATGTATATTTATGTATCTAAATGCACGAAGTTGGTGGGATTCTAAACGGGATCATAGCGCGCCCGAGACAGTTGACGATGTCGCAAATGAGCTTGATTGCGGGACGTATGAGATCTTTGAGATCGCATACAAGCAATACTATGGCCGACAAGGATTCGACTGGACTCGGGTGATTGATAAAGACTTTAAGAGCTATCTACAGGGCAGAGACCCACCTCTCTATGTGACTGATTATATCCGTCGCTTTGGGGAGAAATAAGATGCTTAAAACAACATAGCCCCTGGTTTTACCCGGGGGCTTTTTGTTATTTCCCCGCGAAACTGCCTAGCGGGCGCTGGAATCCTTTAATGTGATCGTCATAAGGAATTATTCTGGTCGTTTCTTGGCATTCCTTAAAGTTTGCTTCCTGGACCACAAGGCCGTCTACTCTCTTCTCTTTCAACAAGGCTGCGTGGGATATGTCTCCATATTTCAGTAGCACCACGTCCCCCGGGGCTGCTTCATTCATGCTTATATTTCCTCGCTGTTTGTCAGCGTCTCCATAGATAGGTACGCCGTGTATGTGCCTGAGATATTTTACACAATAACAAAGGACCGAATCCTCAGATTGAGAAACTCGGTCCTTTGTAATCACCCCAGGCACTATTATATCTGCGTTACCTATCATTGGAAACGTAACAAACCATAAAATTATTAGTAGGGGTCTAATAGGCTATTTTTTGTTGTAGTACTTGGTGACTTCACCTAATACCAAACCTGCGACAACAACTACCTCAGGAGATAGGTTGAACAGCTCAAGGTTGACTGCGAGGAAGTCAACACCTGCGACTGCCACCATACCCATTACGCGCCACAGAAAAGACTTGAAACGCTTTGCAAATACTGGATTCATATTATTTTTTTAGATTCCTTATAATTCGAGTTAGCTTCTCAATCGCTTGAATAGCCAGCTCAATCGACTTATTTATCTTGTTGACATCGGGCGCAAAGATGTCTGACATATAAAGCATTGGGTCTACTGCGCCAAAATACCCATTGTCATAGTTTTTGATTGTCCCGTCGGTATTTAGTTCCTTAAGGTCAATGTGTAAATGGTCTCCCGTACTCCTCCCCGTGCTATCACAGTAGCCTAACAGTTGTCCAGTTTTTACTTTATCTCCTTCCTTTAAGGCAGAATTCACTTGAATGAAGTGCCAAGATCGAGTTTTCCATATCTTACCGACTATATCATGTCTCAGAACCACTCCCAGGCCCTCATTTTCGTCCGTAGAGACGTTTAATACAGTTCCGTGCTGCATTGCATAACATGGTTGCCAACGCTTCGCGTAGAGGTCTAAACCGTTGTGCCCTCTCATCCGTCGATAGATAGATTTCCAGCCAGCACCATACTTCACCTCACAGTCCTCGTGGGTGAACTTTCCTTTGTATATACGTGAGCCATCGGGGCTCTTAAAATAACACACCTGGTTATCCCCGAACTTCTGGCTTATTCTAAATGGCTTTATTGGTTGGTATAGGAATTGCATGTTAGAAACCTAACTTTGTACGCGCCCACGCGTAGAGAATGTTCCACGTTATTGCCATGACAGTAGACATGGCGACAATGTAACCTGTGAACTTGGCTATTGATAACTTTATACCCTGAACATCAGTCTCGCAAGCGGCAACACGCCCATTGACCTTATCAAGTCGTTGATTGATTCCTTGTAGTTGGCCTTTTATTTCTCCGAGTTCGAGGACAATTTCTCTGTGCATATTAGCGTAGTTTTCGTGCTTTACGCTTTGCGGCGTCTCGCGCCTTTGCAAAGCCCTTAAGTGCTGTCTTAGATGAGGTGCCTGTTCGTGCCTTGATGGTACGACCTAGTCGTTTAGCTGTCTTGGTAAGCTCTCTCGACTTCAATGAAGCCTTCTTAGCTACTTTCTTAGTCACCCTTCTTCCTGTTTTACTTTTCGCTGCTCTCTTAAGCCCCGCAAGAGCAAAGCGACCTATTATTGGTGCTACCATATTATTTAATTAATCGTTCTATTAAAGCTTTGTCAGTAGGATTGGCTTCGTCGAACAATTTCCTTATCAGGTCCTGGTCCCCTCGAAGTCCTGTGCGAATAAGGTCTACCTTATTCGGGTCGAAACGTATCTTTCGGATGAGGTTTGCCACACCCTTGGCTCCCATGTTGGCCATGAGACCGGCAACAACCAAGCCCCCCGGTCCTCCGACTGTAAGCCCGATACCCCCCGCTCCCACAACCCCCATGAAGCGACCTAGTCCGCTGGTTAGGAACCCGACGTCTACCGCTTGATTATTCATAATCTGCATTGTGTCCCGTGTGGTGAATAGCCTTTGTTGTTCTCGTCGAAGTACGGTTGAATCTGGATTGAGTTCGTCTAAACGATTACGGGCCTCTCGCGCAACTGCATTTTTAGCGTCTTCAATAAAGACAGGTTTATCAAAAGCCCCCGTGCGCCGGTTCATCTCAGTGAGTATCTTGCCCATCTGAGACGCTGAGGGGTCGGCTCCGTGTTTCTCTGTGAGAGACTTGAAGATTTGCCTGATCTGACGCTGTGTACTTACTAGGTCTACGTCTGTGCGGCCTCGAACGTTTTGTAGTACCAACTTCTCTAGCTCCTTTAGGTTGGTTGTTTCTGTGATAGGTTCTAGAAGTTTCTGTTGCTCTTTTGAAATTAAACCTATCTTACGTTCGGCATCTTTAATGCCGTCCCCAAAACGTGCGAGCTTACCATCAATCGCTGGTACATATCCATCGTCAGCAACAGCTCGAAGGAGCTGGTTTTCAGGGATACCCTTTTCGCGGGACAGACGCTCAATCTTATTAAGGTTGGCCGCACGGTCTTCAAAGAAAGAAATCCTGTAAGATTGACTCAGATCATCAACTGCGCGGATGCGATCAGTTGGATTAAGTGTGCGTCGGAGGCCTTCAAAGCCTCGAGACACCTGTTCTGTTGCGTTCTTTGCCGAACGGCTCAAAGCAGAGGCCAGAGGAGCCAACAAACCCCCTGTTACACCTCCAACAATGCCTCCTACAACACCCTCTCCAAGTACTTGAGTTACCCCCTTTTCTTCATCACTTAGAGCCTGCCCCGTTCCGAAGAGTCCGCCGGAAACGCCACCAACGGTAGCTCCTCGTTTAGCAAGGGAACCAGTGACTTGTAGTTCTTGTTTGATTTTTGAAGCGCTACTCGCAGCTCTCAATCCTCTAGTCGCCTGAATCCCTTTTCCAACCAGTCCTGCTCCGCGAGCGATAGCGCCAGCCGGCAGGAGGAGTGAGCCTAACTCAAGTCCTGCTCCCGCGAGGTCTCTACCCGAAGGACCTTCTCCTGAACGGACATCACGAACAACCTCCGTGGTAGAGGGTGCCAACACATCACCTATTTTACCTAGCGTGCTGGTCTTTTGTCGTGTTGATGGAGTTTGAGTTACTGTCCCCTGTTCAAATGAGAAGGCCATATTACTGAAAGTCGATTACGAATCCTTGTAATGCTGCTTCTTGTAGGTCGTCGCTTGTGATCCCCGAGAAGAGCCTTGACTCTCCTGTGGAGGGGTGTGTTGCGATAACGTCTACGGGCTGTCCTGTGCGTGAGATTAAGACACCTCGGATATTCTGTAGTTCCTGTTTGAACTCATCATCCGGAAGGGATACGCGTCCGTCTGTGCCGATCGCGAAGTTGATTGAAGAGGCTGAGTTGCTTAACATCTGAGCCTCAAAATCAGAGATGGAACCTGAGCCCTTGAGTTTGTCCCGGCCGTCTAACGAGGTAAGAGCTTTAAGCTGGTTCAGTTGGCTGCGAACCTTGCCTGTTGCGGCGGTGCGTGCTGAGATGCCAAATCGAGAGATGCCTGAGATTGTTCCCAAATCGGGGCTCGCAAGCAGGTCGTTGATGACTGAGATTGTATTCACTTGTGAGGTCCGAGCTTGTGCCTGCTTCTCGTTTGTTTCAATTGCGCGTTTGATCTCAGACTGGTTTGGTTGTCCGGCCCTGAACCTCTCGAGGTCTAGCCGCTGCTGTCCTTGGTCTAGTTTTGCTAAATCCAATCCGCGCTTGAACTCTGTTGATTCAAGGTCTCTGCGCGCCTCAAGGCTCTTCTCCTGTTGGTCTAGTAGGAATTCAAGCTGGTCTTGCTGGAACCGTCGGTCTTTATCAAAGAGACTAATGGCTGTGGTTGCTGCGAATTGAGCTGCTTGACGAGCTTCACGGTTAGCGTCCTGCAGAAGAGTTAAGCGATTGACTCTGGCGTTGATTCGTTTTTCAAACTTCTCTTGTAGTTTCTTTACGCGGGCGTTCTGTGTTCCGGCTGAAATAAACGGATTGTCTACAATATCTTCGATCTGAGTATCTCGTTCATTTTCAAGCGACTCAATCTCGTTGGCCAGGTCTGTGACGTTTGTGCGTATGTCGGGCAGGCCGGTGGCTTCCATAACTTGTGAGATTATCTCTGACAGAGTAGCGTCCGGGTTGGTATTAAAGCCACGTTCTACAGCTCCCTGGTCAAAACCAAGATCGTCAAGCACATTGTCTGGCTCCTGTTCTTCCGTGGGTGTTCCTGTGCCACCTTCCTCCTCTGGTTCTTGCGTTGGGCCACTAATTGTCCTCCCTTCGGTATCCACAACCGCGCCTGATGGTGTGGTGAATGTTTGCGGGGCAGGTGCAGGGGCCTGTTGTGGGGCTGGTTGAGTCTGTACTGGCGCCGGGGTCCGCGTTGGAAGTGCGGTTGGTGCTGGTTCGGGCGTTGGCTGTGCCTGTGGTTGTACAGGGCCATCTGCTGGTCCTGTTAGTTCTGGATCTAGTGTTTGAACCTGCTCTGGACCATTAAGAGTTGGGTCAAGGGTCTGGACTGGTTGTGGGGTTACGCCCGCGGCTTCTTCCGCGGGAGTTGCTACAGTAAGCACTTCCCCGGGAAAGATTACGTTCGCGTTATTGGAACGAAATCCGGAGACGGCCGAAACTGGCACATTAAACCTCTTTGCTATTGCGGAGACAGTGTCTCCTGCTTGTACTTTATGTGTGATTGCCATATTAACTAAAAGGGAACTGATCGCGTCGGATTAGTTCGTCGTCTATCCCGCCCCCCAAAACATTTATTCTCTTAAACATACCACCTCTCGACCTGTGTGTTTGATATCGGAATTGCCGTTCATCTACAGCCTCATCCATCTTATCAAGTATTCCTTCGGCACTCTCTAAGTGCTTAGCTGCGGCGTTATCGTCCTGCTTCCTGCTTTCAATGAAAGAGAGCACCTTCTCAACGATCGCCTCGTTGCCTTCTTCGTTACCATTTGAGAACACTGTGGTTGATTCTTCGTCCGTTACATCAATCGGTGCGGGCTCGAATTGCCCAAACGCTGTAAGCGTTCCCGAAACATCTGCCCGTGGGTTTATGAGAACGAGCTTACCAAAGTCTGTGTACACCTTTTCTTCGCTGTCAGGCTCTTCCTCTTTGAAAATTTCGTAGTCCTCAAAGTTCAGTTTTCTGAATCGCTTCTCCCCGACCTTCAAGTATCGAAACGAGTCCGAGCGGTACCCCTCAAAGGTTAGCTCCTCTGTTCCCGTCCAGGTGGTCGAAACACGCCCCTCTGTACAAGGGAAGTTTTTGAACGAGGTTGCCCACCGCTCTGCTTGCTGAATCCAATTGTTCAGCATGTCCTGTGTGATAAACCCTGCGGTCGTTGCGAGTCCCGCTTTGTCTAGCACGTCAGTCCTTATGTCACTATAAGTTGTAATCATATTACTTTATTAAAAGTTATTCTATCCACTGGATAATAGCCATACCGTTGGCTCCGCTACCACCATCAGCGCTGGCTGTTCCACCGCCTCCCCCACCTGAACCTTTGCCCGAGCCAGTTGAACCAGCTCCCGAACCGCCAGGGCCACCACTACCAAAGGGCGTATCTGCACCATCTCCACCCAATGAGGGTAACACTGTTGTTCGTGGTTTTCCTGCCCTCCCCGTTATATCAAGGTCCCCGTTAGTGTTTGTGCCGCCAGCTCCACCAGCTCCACCAGCTCCACCATTTATGCCACCGCCTCCTCCACCTGCTGTGACTGTCGTTACTCCAACAAAGGATGTGTCTCCCCCGATACCACCACTAGAAGGACCGTCACCCGTTCCACCTGGGCCACCCGTTCCAACAGAGACGACCACATCTGCATCAACTTCAATCTCAGCTTCTACGTAACCACCAGCGCCACCACCACCACCCTGGACACCTAAGCCTGCTCCCGCCGCAGCCTCACCACCACCACCACCAGCACCTAACATTCTTACAAAGACCTTACCCACGCCATCGGGACGATTCCACGTGCCGCCCGAATTAAACACCTCTGTTCGTAATTGTTGTGGTGCAATTTTGACCCAAGTTTTTTTTATTGTTTCATATACATAAACTACTGTGCTGGACATGGTTGCGCCCCCATTCGTAACAGTCACCAATTGGTCAAAAAGACCTTTGGGGGTGTAAGTCGGTACTACTTCTAAACGTGTTAAGAAACCTGTAATGTCGTGCCAGTTCTTCTCATTAGGAAATGCATCACCCTGTGAAGTGTGTTGCTCTTGAGGCATCCCAGTTATGGGATCAAGTTTTGGTGAATTATCGAACGGGTTCATAAGTTGCTCTTAGAAGTTTGATTCCTAAAATATCATTAAATGGAATTATGTTGAGCTGTAATAGATTGGATTTAATATCTACATTGACACGCGAGTGACTAATGCTTTGGTTTGTATGGTTGATGTCTGCAACTACATTTGTGTTATCGTCAATGTCACGTTCGGATACTTTGAAGCGGCTAACTCCCGCGGCATTTGTAATATCGTGTAGTATATCTATCTGATTGACCACGACCTCTGAACCAAGAAAGAGACGATTTGTAAAGAAATCACCCACAGTGCCCCCATTATCATAATCAACCTCCCCCAAGGTTCCACCACCAGACCCATCACTATAGGCCACAAGAAGCTTCTGGCCTCCTTTATATGAGATATTGTTAAGCGCAAACGAGTTGTCTGTATTACGGAAAGGCTTCCAAAACACATTCCCTACACCCAAGTCTCCATAGGCAATTACATTCCGGCCATCCCGGAACAAGAGTATGTCTTCCATCGAAGTGAAGTTGTGGGAATAAACTGTTGTGGAGGTTTCCAACTGTTTAAGAAAACGCAGCCCAGTACCATCGAACCAACCAAAACGACCCCCATATGTGACGTAGACAACACCAGCGTGCTGTCTAGTTCCTTCTACTTGAGCCGTAAGTTCTACCTCACGAATCCAGTCGGCGATGTTTGGATTAACATAATACACTCGTCCGCCGTCAGGTTGTGCATGTGCGAAGTTAGCCGTCTTCCCCGTAAAGGCCAAAAGAGTCTTACCGTCCGGATGTCGGCGCAGTGATGTAATGTTTTGGTCTGTTGGTAATGCTGCCCAATTCTGAGTGACTGTTGTTCCGTCATATTTGTGGATGTTGCTGCCATCTCCAAAATATATACTGTCTTCAACCACCTCAATGGGGTGCCGTGCGTTGTTAACTGCCGCCACGGTTGTTGTGTCCATACCATTCGTCACAGACCACCATGTACTGTCAACTGTCGATATGTCGGTTGAGTTCATCTTAATGATTTCCATTGCCGAGTTGCCATATACCGCTGTGGTAAACAAACTCCCTTTGAACTGCTTCGATTCTGTGGTCCCTAAATTAAAGCTAAGATTATCTCCAGATGAACCTACCACCGTTTGTCGTTTGGTAAATGTGGAATCTAGGAGTGTGTAGAAGGCTCCATTCTCATCAACAAGGTAGTTGTCCTGGCCGTTGAACGATACATCATACGCATCTGCAACAATGTTTCCTGTTAGAGTAGCCCCGCCACGATCGGTTTGTGTCTCCCTAAAATGAAGAACACCTCGCTGTTTGGTGAGGTTAAGATTGACGCTGGACGGTGAGAAGCCTCGATCGGCGATATATTCCGTCTGACTCTCTCCCTGTATTAAGTTTTTTCCTGATATTTCAAATTGTGCCATATTAGTATTCAAAAAGGTCAAGATCCACTTTGAAATATTTGCCCCTAAAGAAGTATTTATCTGCTTTTGACATCCGTATCTTTTTCCAGTCAATCTCTCTAAAGAGTCGATCTAGCTGTTTGCGATAGTGAGGATCATCCAGTATGGTCATAATGATGCGCCGCAGAAGTACTTGCCTCTCCTTCATGTCATTTATCACCTCAGCAACCTCTATCCACTGAAAAGCCTTATCTAGAGCTTTGGTGGGGCTTACGAAGCGAAACAACCAAGTTGGCATGTATCCAGCAAGCCACTGGAATCGAAACCGGTAGCCGTCATCTTCTTGTAGGACATAACAGATCAAGTCACGTAACTCATGCGTTCCTGGGGAAACCTTTGTCCACGCCCGGTGTAGTTCGCGCACCGAAATAACCATCTTCTTCTCGGGGACTAGGTCGTATCTATTAGCTTCCAATATCTTAAACACATTTGGTAGTGCTTTAGATTTGATGTGCTGTATGACTTCCTTTGACGAGCCACCCTCTTCTAATAAGGCCCAAGATTCATTGAAAATCTGGTTTTTAACCTCATGTTTGAGTTTGGACAACGAGCCGAAGAGTAGATGTCCACGTGGGAATCCGGGGAAGGCGTATTTCTCGCCCTCCATATACATAACAGTAACTCCATCGAGTTCTGTGACTTTAGCCTGCACAGATTCTTTGTGTTTCCAGTACTGCACCATCTCCATTGAAGCAGGAGATTTCTTCATCAACTTAAAGAGCAATCTTTTTATGTAGATCATATACAGGGGGGTTCGCTCCCTGACGTATGGAGTGGCTTGCGTCAAGTAGGCCACTCCATGAACGAACCGTTATTTAACGATTAGAAACTTCCGAAGAGAACTGCTGCAAATTTACGTCGGTAACGAGGTACCTTCGCTCCGAAGAGGAAGAGACCTTGGTACTTCTTTGCAAACTGGTTCTCAGCATCAACTACTCGAGACTCGCTCCACTTATCTGCATAAGTGATGCATCCCATGTGGTTTGCTGGAATGATGTAACCTGTCGCACCTGTGGTTGTAGTAAGGTCTGAACCAACACCTGAAGATGTAGGGTGACCTGATCGTGTTGAAACACGTGAACCTGCTGCGCTATGGACATCGAATCCACCAAATCGCATGACTCGTCCATTGAGTACGGTGCCGCCGAAGATTTCAGCGATGCCGGTTGGTTGAAGCTCTGATGCCTGACGAAGCATAGTGATACCTGCTGGAGGAACCGTAACTTTACGGTCTTCTGCTGATACTTCATCTTCGTCAAGTGCCTCAGCGAGGAGGGTTGTCTGGTCGTAGATAGACGCTGCGGTAACCGAAGTTGCTGCTGCTGCCTGAATCTCCCAACCAAGACTTGACATGGTAAGAAGTGAAGCGTTGCCGTCACCTCCCTTGGGGAAGCTAATGCCATCTCCACCAAACAAACCACGGAGTGTCATACCTTCTTCAAAGTCTGAACCGCCTACTGCCTCATCCCATTCGGTAAGAGTTGCAGTGTTTGTGTCTGTGACACCCGAGATACGATACCAAGGTGAAACAAATGCTGCGGTTGATCGAAGTCGGAATCCCTTGAAGAGGTCCGAGCTGTCGAATCCACTTGAGTAGCTTGCGCCATCGCGAGGGTTTTCAACTGTTGCCATTCCACCACCGTTTACCACGTTGGTTGAAAGGTTGACTGTACCACCTGTTGCGGTTGTGGTGATTGAGGCCATTGTCTGACCTGAACCATCAACCACGAGGTCGATACCAATCCAGTTACCTGCCTTAGCTTCTGATCCGAATTTGTCGAGAACGTAGGTGTCGATTTCTTTTTCGAGAACTTTCGATGCGTCCGTAAGAAGGTTCTCAGGGATGTCTCCACCGTAGGTGAATAGATCCTCGAGGCGATCAAGCGAGAAGTTGTAGTATTTTCGTTTTTCAACAATAAGCTGATCCTCAGCGTCTACAATTGTTTCAGAACTCATGTCTGAACCAACTGAGTAGTCACTAAGAAGGATGCTATTGAGGAAAGAGAGAATGTTTACACGATCTCCTGGCTTTTTGATCTCACCTTCGTAATCACGGTTAGCGATAGCGTCAACAACTGCGTTCTGGTAGGTCTTTTCAAGGACCTTACTTGCAAATTGTTCTCCAAAATTACTTAATGTAGCCATTATATAGTTTTCTGACTAACTCCTGCGACCTATGACATCTTGATCTGACCTTTTTTAAGCATATCTCTATACTTATTATAGTCATTCTCACGAAGATTTTTTACCTCTTCGGCTGTCATTCCTGATGGGGCGGGAGCCTTGTCACCTCCAGTAGATTTCTCGAGACCTTTACGATTCGGTTCGAGAAGTCCTTTTTCGATGGCAAAAGCCTTTGCTGCGGTGTTGAGGTTCATTCCCTTATTCTCATCATCTGTTCGGAATTCATCGAATTCAGACCAGACTTCTTTGAGATCGGGGTAACGTTCTAACACCTTGCCCTTAGCAAGCTCGTCTTTCACTGTAGAAAGATCATCTTTTAACTTGCTAATCTCCTCATCATCGATTTCAGAAAGTTTGTCGTTATCTGACAATGTTTCTTTTTCGAGTTCTTTTATCCTAGCTTCGGCTTTCTTAGCTCTCTCGAAATTCTGAGAGCTAACCTCAGCTCGGTGTTTGAGGTCGTCAATTTCCTCAGAAGTAATCTCCGCCTTGGGAGCTTCTTCGGTCTTTTCAACCTCGGTTTCAGGATTTGTTTGAGGTTCCTTTTCCTCTGTTTTTTCTTCCATTTTATGAGATGGATTACTCTAATAATGGCAGTTTAACGACATAGCAGGTCGAACAGGCTATTTACTGTTATCAATAGGCACTTTGCCCTGCATAGCCTTTAGCGCTGGTGTTCCTGCGGGCGTAATGCCGCTCACGGTTGCGTGAACCTTGCGAGCCTTAACTTTGTTGGGCTTCAAATTCCCTGCGAAACCTGCCTGCGCAACAGTGAAGTCCTTTTTTTGGTTTACTGTAAAAGCCATAAAAAATAAAAACGAGACCCCTTCTCAGGTGTCCCGCCTTTTTGATAGGTTAGGGTTATTAAGTTTAATTATACGATTGATTACAAGTTGGTCAAGCGTTCAATCAGTCCTTCTCTCTCTTTTTCCTTGCTATTTATTAAATCTCGGATGGTTATGAAGATTCCTAACTTCATACCAATGCGCTCAGTCTTCTCTGTGGTTCGGTCTAAGTCTTTGAATTCGCTCTGTGTGTGGGCAATTTCGCTCTCTATGAAGCCTAAGAGGCCCTTAATACTGACGTCCTCTTCACCGAGAATCTGCTGCCAGTTGGCAAAATCCTGGCGTTCTTCCTCAGTAAGTTCTGTCGTATCTTTTATCCCCCGTCGTTCTAAGAGTTGTGACAGTACATTGTGCATCTTATCCTGCTCCTAATGTTAATAGTGTTGGAGACTTAGCCGTGGCTGGCGTCGGTCCTCCTCCTTCCTGTAAGTCGAGATTCTGTATGAAAGCCGTAATACCCACCGCTCCTGTTGCGGTCCCATAGTTCATAAAACCATAAGCGTATTGCCAATCCAGATTCTCTGAGAGGGAGACGGTAAGGGTGTCGTGAAGTGATGTTCGAGCTGAGTCGGTATATATCCTGGCGATCAAATCTCCGTTGGCACTGGCAGCCTCATCACGCTCCAATTCGGGGTAATATAAGGTGGAATGTGATAACGCTGACGCTAGACAATCTTGTGCCTCTCCCCCTGAGTCACGTTTGTGCACACACATATCAATATTGGAGGTATTGTCAAACAAACGTAATCCCAGCTTCTTGTTGGTATCTGTTGACACATCATCATTAGTCAGACTAAGTCCTCCCAGGATAATGTTATGGCCCCCACCAGTGTCCTTGGTCATAAACACTTCAAACTGCCACGTAAAGTCGCCATCAAAATGTGAGGCGCCCTTGTCTGAATAAACCTGTGCGTCGGCCTCTTCTGCAATACTCACAACATCAACTTTCGTTGAGGTCACGGTAATGTCTGCCGTGGGATCACTCTCCGTATATGTAGTGAAGTCTTCTAGTGCCATATTACTCTATTGTTTTAATATCTATCTCACCATCGAAGCGGCTAGCAATCGAGCCCTCTCGTTTGTGTTTGGTACTTCGATCGCGAGCAGCCAGTTCTTCTGCGGCAGTACCATGCACCACTTTGTCTAGGCCCAGTCTTTTCCTAATCGCCGAAGCCCTGCCCAATATTCTCTTTTGTCGCGCTCGAAACCCCTGTTTGTATACATCCCACTGCGCCTCAGTAATGACACCGTCCCTGAACTTGGTACCCTCAGCGTTATGTTCAAGGCGCAATATCTCGTTGACGCGATACAAGAATCTTAATTCCTCGTCAATTGTCTTTCCTTTAAGTTTACTGCGAATGTCCATAATACTTAGTCTTCCTTACTGAATAGACCAGTTATGTCAACAGTTGTGCCTGTGATATCTGGCATATCAACCGTCCAATTGTTGCCTGAATCTGATTGTGGATATGGCACGGCTGGTGCGATACCGGCTGTACTATTTGCTGGAATTTCAAGGCTCATTACCACGTTGCCCGCGGTAACCATTCTTAAATCAACAGTAACGGCTGCATCTGATTGATTGGCTCCCAACACCCACACTAGATCATGGAATTTGCCAGCTTCGGCCGCCAAGAACGTCGCTTCTGTCCCCGTGGAAAGTGACGTGTAAGCTGTTCCGAGCGAATCTCGAACCTGGATAGGTCGTGCAAGCGTAGACCATTGGCTGCCGGAAACTTGTTCCACAGGTACGCTAGATGCTCTTAGCTCGGTGTCGGTGAGACCAACCGTGGAGACCACGTTAGTACTTGCCGTTGCGTCAGATGCATGAACAACACGTATTGCCCCGGCCTCGTCTCCAATTCCGTTGTGGGTACGATCCCAACTTGTGCCATTATAGCCGTAGTTCAAGGCGGCGGAAACAAGCTCATTCTCTGTGTTGCTTACGCCGTCTGCTCCCGAGGTGAGAACATCTACAACCGCATTACTCGTGCCGGCCATTTTGGCGGTCATTGGGTTGTTGCCAGAGTACTGTACTCCCGAAGAGTCAACAAGGCTTGCTGCTACGGTGTTAGCAATATCTGTTACAGATACACTCCAATTGGCGCCTGATACTTGAGACACGGGAACCGAGGTCGCTCGCAATTCTGCATCAGTAAGTCCAGAGCCACCAGTTTCGACTGAAACTGGAATTCGATTGTCTCCATTAAGGAGACTGGTCACAGTAGAGCCAAAGATTTCCTTAACTGCCACAGAAGCAATCGAATCTGTTGCCTGGTTGGTGCGGAGTGAGACTTCGCTGGTCCCTGCTCCAATGCGAACACCATAAATTGAACCACCCGAGTCACGCGCCATGATAAGTCCGCCCGTTCCTAGTTCGGTGTTTCCGGCGTCGTTGTATTCTGTTCCGGACGCTGAACCTGAGACAATATTAACAGATGCAATGGCGTCTGTAGCCTGTACAATACGAAGGGTCTTTGAAGCTACTTCACCTTCTCCGAAGTCTGCGTCAAGGGTTGCTGTCGATGTCGCCGAGGTCTTTAAGAGGCCGTCTTCGCCAATAATGGAAGCTCCGGAAGAATCCAATATATCACTAACCTTAACGATACGGGCTCCTCCACCGCCTCCTCCACCGCCGAGGGCGCTAAAATCTACAGGAGCCCCTCCTGGTGTTCGTAGTTGTACTGGTAGTGGGTTACCAAGGTCTACTCCCATAAGAGACACAAAGCCTTCAATATTCATCTTGTCGGGCATCTTTATGTCTGGAATGTTGACTTTGGGACTACGTACCGTAACTTCTGCTTTAGGTATGTTAATTTCAGGCATCACAACGTCTGGTGTATGTGTTTCAACCTTAATCTTTGAAACCATTGCCTCCACATCCCCTCGTGTGAGGCGTGCCTGTGAGGCAAGTTGATTCAAAGCAGGCTTCAACGCATCAACAACGCCCTGTGATATGCCAAATATCATGTTTCGGCGCTCTTCCTGTGTTTGTTTCTCAGCTTCTTTCTTGTGTCGATCTATCGAACCAAGAATCTCTGCTGCTTTGCTTAATGAGTCTTTTTTTGCCATGTTAATAATTTATTATAATATATTTATCGTTCTATTAAAATTAGATCAAATCCCGCTGCTATAGCTGTATTATTAGCATCTGTGTCAGCCATAACCTTTATGTCAGTCTTTTCTGGTATGGAGTCTTTCGGAACCCTGTATTCACGCTGGACATAAGACGATCCGGCTGCGCGTAAGGTAAATTCTTCCTTTACTTGAAAGGTCTGCCCGAGAGGGCGCATCAAGAGTCGGATACTCGCATTAGCATTTGTCTTACCAGACAATGATGAATACCACGAAGTCAAACACGCGTCTTTACCCCCTGGAACCGTATAAGCAGCAATCATTGTCTGATTATAACCAATAGGTAGCACCATAAACGTATGATCCGAAGTCCCTGTGGCCTGTGCGGTTATCGCACCAGCGTTCCCTGCTCCTGTCCCGGCAGTTCTCACAACGCCTCTGTGCATCCGAAGGAACTTTTGGGTTGTCGTAACTGTTGACGTCCCACCGAGGACCACTGTTTCGGAAACCTCTCGATATTCACCGTCCAATCCCTGTAATTCCACTGTGCGTGCACCTGTCCCTGCCGACGTGTCATTAGCGTCACTAGATGATACGTCAATTGTATCCTCCACTGTTGCGTCAAATCCAGTATAATCTCCCCCCCCATTCCAGATAGCTTCAAATCCATCAATCTGGTCAATATCGGGATTTTGGCCGAATTTATGAACAAAACTGTGTTTAGGTATGCGTTCAGCGGCAACTTCAAAATAGAAATCTTCTGGATCTTTGTTAATAAGCTTATCAAACTGTGCTTTATTGCTGCCCCCACCAGTCGCCGATCCGCCACCCCCTCTCAGGTCCACAAGATTACCCTTGGTGTCCCTTAAAATGACAGGCAGTGGATTGTTCGCGTCTACCCCTCTCAGTTCCACAGAGTCCAATTCTCGCTCTTGTACGGTCACCTGTGGGGTGGGGACCTTTATGTCTGGGATCTTAACATCTACCTGCGCTTTTGGGACACGAATCTCAGGAAGCTTGATCTCAGGAACGTCTACAGTGACCCTAGCTTCCGGCGCCTTTATCTCGGGGATATCTACTGTCACGCGGGCCTCTGGGACGTTAATCTCTGGCATTTGGGGCGCAGCGACGTTGATCTGCATGTTTTCGATAGCTGACAGAACTTCTTTGTTACTATCTCGGATTTCTTCACCAAGATTCTCCAACTGCTCTAAGCCCTGCGCAAAAAGCGCGAGCTTGGTAGCCTCTACCTCACTGTCTTCGTCCTGAGTGATCTTATCTTTCTCAGCTTTGAGGGCTTGGAGGGTGTCTCGAACGTTTTCTAAATCTTCAATTGGCATTATTGCAATTCGTTAGTTAGACTCCCGATCTCGTTGAGGAGTGCTGATTCGCGTGCGTTTTCAGTTGGGGGAGCAACTTGTCCTGCTGGTTGTCCGGGTAGTTGTTGTGCTTGTTGCTGCTGGTTTTGGGCATCTTGAAGCGCATCCTGAGCATCAGTTACTTGTTTCAGTTCTTCCGGTGTAAGGTTGACAGACTCAAGCATTCGTTTCTGAGCAATAACATCAAGGGCTGTATTGCCTGGGAACTGTGTGCGCAAGAAAGTGAACTTCTGGATAGTTTTAATACTATCGCTTTCTTGTTCTGAGGTTGAGGTGACCTTTGGTTCATAACCCTCGTCAGACCTCCAATCCCCACGCAGTATCTTTTTAGTATAAACGCGGCCACTAGCCCCCTTCTTGTAGAGCTTAATGATCTTGGGTCCGTTAGCGTGCATAAGCTTACCCCACTTCCAAGCTGTTTCGTACCATGCTAGTCGGTAGAACTTGGCCATTGACACAGAGCGCTCCATTGCCTTCCCGACGAGCACGTTAATCTCGCCGAGAGTTTGTGTTCCTGTCTCACCTTGGCCTTTCTCAATAGCTGTGGCACCCGAACCCCGCTCCACGATCTTGGTAAGAAGGTTGATCGCGTCCATTGTGTCGTCGAGACCATTGATCTCTACAGGTTTTATTACCTTATTGATGTCGTCACCGGGGGGAGCAGGAAGCATAACACCAGCTCCGGGGGTGTATGTCTGAGCAGTATAGCCATCCTTTGCTGAGTACCAGTGCATCTGGAAGTTTTTCAATGTTCGGTTCTCTACTAACTGACTAAACCAAACATTTATTACTTTATTAGGCGTTCGCACAAGGTCGGCGACACTATCTGCATAGATGTCATTAGTCTCGGGGTCTTCATTCCAGACCACAAAAGGCCAGAAATCTACTCCGATTAGACTTTTCAGAGAGTCGTCACTAAGTACAACCTCGTTATCTGCATATGTAACAACGCGACGCTCCCATTTCGAGGTTTTGGTGTCCCAGATGCGCGTGTAGTGTTCTGTTAGGTTTACGAGTGTGTCTCCACCTGCATATAGTGGGAAATCTCCATGTTCTACTCCCATGTCACGTGCTCGTTCCATCTTAGCCTCCCATTGTTCACGAGCTGCTTCGCTGTGTTGGAATCCGGCTGGCGCTTCAATCCATATTTTAAGAGAGTCCTTACCTTCTTGGGTGTAACGATCATCTGCAAGGATCTCTCGAACGGTGCGGAATATGTTCTGTCGTACTATAAAGCGGGCAGATTCAATATTGCCAGCCTGCATGAGGGGGTCATAAGTTACGTCATAGGTATCCAGTACATCAATATCCACCCCCTGTTCAGTTATGTTGAACATTTTAGTTGAAATACCATAAAGAAGGACATTCTTCTTGTCCATAATATCAATCAGTTCAACCTTATTTTCGCGCATTGAGGCGTCCCACAGCTCTTGGAAGAGGATCTCTTTATCCTCATTCCCACCCTGCTCCATCCAGTCAATATTCGGAGCGTCGTCTACGCTAGCCAGGATAGTCTTAATGGTTTCCTTCATTAAAGGAATCATCACCGCTTGTCGTTGTGTTAAGCGGTTTGTTTTGACCTTATTGCGATACAACTCATAGTTGTCGTCCCAATCCAAGTGCTTGCGTTCCTGCAAACGATTTCCGCTCTCCTTTTCAGTGATGAGCTTGGTTAGAAGCGGGTCCATTGTTATGTTTTCTGCCATATATAAAAAAAGGCGAACATCAAATATGATGCTCGCCTGTGGGTTAGGTTAGAGTCTTTCCTAAAATTGTACTATTGAATTAAGTAACGTCAAGCGGTTCTGCGCGTGGTCCAACTACAAGCTGGCCAGGCTCAACGTCTCTTGCTACAACTGCGCCAGCTCCTACACGGGCCCCGTTTCCCAGGGAAACACCAGGAAGGATCACAGCCCCTGCACCAATCGACACATTATCGCCAACTATCGTGGGCAACCACTCCCCGGAAGGGGGATGTCGGTCGTTGGTAAATGAGACGTGCGGGCCAACGAATACGTCATTTCCCAGACGTACCCCGGTTGGGAGGAACGAAAATGCCTGGATTTTACACCGGTCGCCGATCTTGACCTTATCACCGATCCAAACGTGAGAATGGATGACGCAATCGTTTCCTATGAAACACTCCCCTATATTGGAGAGGCCAATGTGCCAGATTTTTACTCGTTTACCTACTTTCATTGGATTTTCTCCTACGTTGCCAGGGGAAATAGCGAAGTTCTACTCGTTGGAATGTACCCGTATGATCAAAGTGTATCACAGTTTGACCGTTTTTGACACCAGTTAATGCCCCTGTTGTAATGAGTGCATTCATTATCTCATCTATCTGTTCGATGTCTTCATTTGAGAGACTCTGCACGTTTTCAGTGTTCGCAATATTAAGTTCAATCTTCATATGCCAAGTTCTTCATAATAAAGGGTGGCTGGTAATGATTGCTCGGGTTGTTCCTTGAACTGATTCTTCTGTATAGAAGTAAGTGCATACCTTATAGCATCCATACTGTGGGAAAACTGGTGTTCCGGAATATTAAGGACCTTTCCATCTTTATCGGTCTTCCAAAGATAGTTCCTATATTCCCTGATAATGTTGGTTGATCGCTTTGTAACACTTATTCTAAGGTCTTGTACGAGCTGTATACCATTATTTACAGAATCCCGGCCCTTTTCCGCTCCGGCAATATTTAATCCATACCCCATTATCTCATCAATAGACTTGGGTTCTGCTGAATCCGCAATAATAAGGGCTGGTCGCTCCTGATTCTCAATAGTCTCGGCTAAACGTTTATTGTGGACCCCTTTCTCATAAAGCACTTCATCTAAAATATACCCCCCGTCATAGTAATAAATCGCAACTATGCTGCTTGGATCGTTGGAATAGCCAAAATCAAGACCATATCGTTCAATTCGGGCATGGTGGTCAATTTCGTCAATAATCTTCCAGTCTTTATATATTTTACCTTCAACCTCTCCAAGCTGGCCAAGTCCATAGACGGTCCACCAGCCTCTACGATCTTTCCTTTGTTCAATAGATTTAACAATCTCACCATCTAAGGCTTCATTATCTAAATAAGTGAGTACGAGGTGATCTGCATCATTTCTCAGGAAAGTACCATCAGGCATCATCACCTCTTCGTAGTACCAAAATTCGTTGGTAGGGTTCCAGTCAATAAAAATAACATCTTTCGTACGGACTTCGAGTTGGTCAAAGGCTTCGTAGGGGACGTTGTTGGCCTCGTTCAGGAACAAACGGTCACGTCGTGGTCCGCGTACCTTTGAAGGCTGATCAGCCGAGAAGAATTCAATCTTCGAGCCTGTTTCAAATGTATAGGTAAAGTCACTTCGGTTCCAGTTCTTATCGTTGTAGTAGCCGTGTTGTTCAAGAATCATCAGGAAGTCGCGCATTGCACCCCTTTTGAGGTGGGGAAAGGACTCTGAAACAACAGATGTGAGGGTTGGCGTCTTGTCACACTGAGCCTTAGCAATCAAATACAATAATATTGAAATAGTCTTTGAGGCAGAGGTCCCCCCCTGTACTGCTCTGATTCTCTTATTGAGGAGTTTAATCTTTTTGTAAGCCGTTGTTTTGGAAAACATATTTCTCTGGGAAAAGTCGTATTTTTGAAATTTTAATTGCTTTTATAGGTATCCTTAATCAATCTACGGCGCATTATATGACCTTACCCCCCCCGTCTCTTCAATATTATACCACATATCACTTCTTGTTATTGAAACACCTCTTTTTCTCAAACTCCCACTAGGGGCACATGGATGCTTTAGGGCTATACATAGCCATTCATAGTTATGCAACACATAGCGTCTCTTGTCTATGAAATGTGTAATGTACGGCTAAGGTTAGCCAATGGCGTGTCAAGGGCTATACGTCGTCTAAAGGCTTAGGAACGTGCAAAGCTATGTCTGTAGACTGCTTTGGCTTGCCATCTATCATCTCTATAACGTGTTTTCTATTACTTTTATCCTTCAAATAGGCCGTTAAGAACTCATCAAACTGGTCTGGATTGGCTGTAAACATCTGTTTTATACGTGTTACAGCACTTAAAGTACCTTCAGGACGCCCTTTAGGGTTACCTGAAACGCCTTTTGGCCAGTTATATGGCTCTAAAGCCTTAACGCGAGCTGCAATTCCCTCTTGAGCGTTCTTATACTTACCAGTGTATTTCTGTTTTTTCGGTGCTCTTTCAAAGTTTTGAGACATAATTAAGATAATACATTAACTATAGTATGTATGTAAAGGTTATAGAGTTATCCACAACATGGCGTGCAGTTATACTTGACTTGTATAATGGTAGGTGTAGTATGTAGTTTAGGGAATGAGTAGAGAGCGACGGTAGCTTTGCTTAGGCTCGGTTATGCGCCAGCTCTCTCGAAGTCCCTTTTAATTTAACTAAGAACAATATGAAAAAGATAATCATTATAACTATAGTAGTATTGGCCATTGCTGGTGTGTGGTATGTAAACTATCAAACACCTAGTGTGGAGTATGTTTCGCCTGTGATTGAAGTAACCGACGCGCGTGATATGCCACAGAAACTTACAGATAACCTAGCTGAGGCTATTAGGTCAGTTGCCGATTCCAATAAGACACTTGAGCGAGCTGAGGCTGCGCTTGTGAGTGCTGAGGTGTTATACAATGAAGCTGTCAATGATCGTAACTGTGCCATCGAGGCAATCAATACCTATGAAGGTAATGTATCCAGTGATAGTAGCTGTTCACGCTAGTTTCCCTGGGAAATATAACCAATATGTATTATGATGATATACAAGCTCTGTGGTACGTATTACTGCCTGTACAGGCGCACAATGCGGTTCACAAGGGGTAGCTCAAGAGATGAAGCATTACTCAAGATGTTAAATATATTGACTTATGGACAATGAAATGGGTGACTACATGCAGATGGCAATGTTCGTGATAGTGGTATTGATCGTACTCGTTATATTCTAATGAACAAGAACATAGATATATACTTCTTTCTGGCTCTCGTAAATTTGTGCTGGATTGCCGTGGTCATGGTATTTATATACCACCTCTAAAGCAAAAGCCCCTTAATAGGGGCGTTTTGCTTTCTTCTTTTTCTTCTTAGGTTTAACGTGAGCCATAATGCTTTTCTATCTTGTTTAATCTTTCATCAAGCATAACACGTAGCGCCCTCTTTTTCCTTGCATATGGTCGTCTGCCTTTCTTTGAACGGTGTTCTCTGTGTGGGTAGGAATCAGAGGGCTTGTAGGTCCTTGACTGCCTAGCCATGTTAAGCCTCTTTAGCCCATGCTTGTAGCATCTCACACAGAGCTCTTAATGATTCAATCTGGTCGTTCAAGCCACTAACGCCGTCCGGGTATTGACTATTCGGCTTGCTACCGTTGATTTCAAGATCCAATGACTGTAATTGGCTCTCAAAACGCTCCAGGTCACGCTTTGCAAGCACCATTTGATCATCCATGCGGGCCTTCTCTTCTTTGTCTCCCTTAAATCCCTCCATTTCGTTCTCTAGGCTGGAAATGCGCGCCTTTGTGAAGTCGTATTCCTTGCGGACATCCTCACGCATCTCGCGGATCTTGAATTTCTTAAACTCGAGGTCCCAGATCATGCGCCCCGTTCCCTTTAGTTTCTCTTTGAAATGAGCCTTCTTGCTTATGTTCTTGTGTGTCATCACAAGCCGAGTCATCTCGGTTACTGCGATGACGGCCAATAGTATTGTAATTAAGTCCATATTATCGTTTAGGTGTTTTAGCTATTATTATATATCCGTAGTCTTTTTGTGGGTTGCCGCCCGGCCACATCTCCTCTGGTATCTTGATCTTGGTTATATCATAGAAACCATACTTCTGAAGCAGTTTAACATAATTATGCGCCGTATAACCCGATCCCCACTTTAATCTTAGGCGCATCCACCACGATTCTGTATGTAATTCACAGAACATCACATAATTGCGCGCCACCCTCCTTATCTCTCTCATTGCCTTGTCCGGCTTGTTTACATATATGAGGCACATATCAGTGAGTATAATATCAGTGCTCTTATCTGACATCATTAAGTCCTCAGCCGACCCGACCTTTAGAAAAGCTCCCTTGAACGTCTTCTGCGCAAGCTCTATTGCTTCCGGCACAATGTCGATACCACCTACCTGCTTTCCTGGGAAATGCTTAACTAAATTGACGAGGTTTGGGCCAGAACCACAGCCAATCTCTAACAGCGAGCCCCATTTCAAACCGGACAATATGTGTGAGATATAGTACCGATGTGGGTGTGCCCACGTATCGAGATAGTCCTTTTTCCAGTCCATTTCTCTGCCTGTCCAGTACTTTGTGTGCTCTTTTGTGTCTCGGAATAACTTCATGATCTCAGCCACCTATAAAGCCTAGAATAAAAACACTCACCAAGCCAATACCTAAGCTTCCGCTGCCAGCCGTGTGGTAACATGCGCATCAAGCTCTTGCGCACGCTACTTTTTAGTTTAAGCGGTGCGAACTCGGGAAAGCCGACAGGCTTCTCCTCCGTTTCTTTAGCAAATGGGTGGTCAAACACAGTGCTGATGTTCTCACCGTGCGTGCCAACAATGAAACCGCGATAGTCGCAATAATATGCATTGAGGAAGTCTTTAACGTACTCATGTGATTCATAAGGTCCGGTATGTTTGACGTGCTTAATAGGGTCCACAAAGATTTCACGGGGAAACTTTATAGTATAGAACGGGGGCGTGGTAATGGGGTTCCATTCAGCTACACGGCCCGATATATAATCCATGACAAACCCGTGCTTATATCCGAACACTTCCAAACTGTTATCCTGTAGGGTGGCCTGTATCTCGTCTACCGCTGTTGCATAATAGCAATCATCGCTCGGCTGTATAGTCATAAGCACTGTGTCCGCTTCCCCAAGACAATTGATCAAATTACCCATTGAACCATGTAATGCCTCTACTAAACGCGCGTGAGCCTCCTCTTTAGGGTATTTGTCATCCCAAAAGCATACACCTGAATAAGTAAACACAATACGATTAGGAAACATCTCTTGTAAGTCAAACCACAAGTCCATAACGTCATGGTCCAACCTGTCTTCATGGCGCCATGATACCCACAAAACAAAATTCTGGTTCGTCTGCTGCTGTAAGGATGGTACAGTGAACTGCTTAAATATCTTTATGCGGTTTTTGAGCCACCGCTTTCCTCTATGTCCTCCATACAGACCTAAGCCAGTGAAAGGTACATACATGAAGTGTGCTACTGTTTTGTGTTCCATGGATATTTGTTTATTGCTTGCTTGTAATGGTCACGGTACGGGTGAGGTAGGGTCTCATTCGTCAGCTCATTCAGTCGCTTGACCAGTTCAGCCTCGTCTTTGAATGACTTCAAATGCGGATATTTGTACGCAGCCCACACCAGCGGGTGTTGACCCCACAATATAGACTTGGCTGTGATTTCACTAAAGCCGTCCATTGTCTCATTAAGGCGCAGCCCACATTGCATGTGCATAACATCATTATTCATCTCACGCTTTGTCACCCTACCATGAATAAACACATTGTGATGCTTAGTAGTCCATGTGTCTGATCCATATAGGTGAAAGTCTACATCACACTTGTCGGCTATCTCCTCTACTAAGTTCCAACCATATTCTACCTCTCTGCCCTCATTTGCTGAGAGGTAGACATTGGGGCGATCGTTATACTTAAACTCTACACCATAATCATCAACATTACCCATGAAACTAGGGCACACCTTGGAATCAATACCCATATCCGCTAGAGCTTGTCGTTCGACCTCATTTTCCACCCAATTATCACAATTCTTATTTATCCACTCCGCTAGGGGCTGAGAGTCAACCCTAATACCCCCGCCCTCTTCAAGCCAGTAACCATTCTGGAAGTGGGTTATGTCACTACCACACCACAGTATCCACTTGGTACCCACGTGTCTCCACAATGCATAAAAGTCAGGAAGACCATATAGACCAAAGAATACAGCGGGGCGATCTTCGCTATAGTATTCTCTTGTGCCCCACACATCAAAGTTGCTGCCCTCTAGGGCCCCAAGTGAGGGGGCTACTCGACATTGATTTACTTGCATACACTGATAAAATCTACTAATAACTTATGTGGGGCATCGACACTACTTTGATATTCTGGATGATACTGTACAGCTACGAATGGCTTACTGTAGTGCTTCAGTTCTTCAAGCACACCATCTGAAACAGTCAGCAAAAACTCTGCTTTAAGCCCTGAGTGTATCTGAGGCGTCACTTGGTAGTTGTGCCAGTGGCTTTCAAAACGGGTCCCAACCATCTTACTTCCTACTCGCAGCTCTGGCATTTTGATAACCACAGCATCAGGTGATGCTGGTTCAAACTCTTGGCTCGTCGCTTTTTCAATGTTCAACACGTTCCTGGCGTACTCAATGACAGCTAACTGTAAGCCGCCACATATACCAAGGAAAGGGAGGCTCTTCTCACGTGCAGTACGGATACGGTCAATGATCTTTTCCATGTCCTGCTGTTCGTGTGTCCCACATACCACAATACCACTGTATTCTTTCCAATGAGGGTCGATCTCGTCAAACGCCTTGCGAACGCTTGTATCAAAATCGTTTATGATTTCCATATTTTTATAATTTTACTAATAAATAGGTATAACTTTTCATCTGTTTTGAAGTCAGTGTATGGGCGCTTCTTGTATTTTACACAATCAATTTCCAGATCGGGATACACTGGCGACTTAGTTAGTTCATGTAGCGCTTCTTCTCGTGTGATCTGCCCCGAGTTTATCAGTGAGGAAAGATGAGCCTTCCGCTTGTCGATGCCAAACTTCTCGAATAGATAGTAGTTCTGAAACCACATTGTAAATGATGACTCGCAATGCTTCTCTCCATAATCCTTGTAACCAAAGCGCTCCTCAAGCATCTTGATTGAGTCAGCCCTATTATAGTCAAAGTAATCTAGTAGATATACAGTGTATATCCCCTTAACCCACTTGTAGTAGTTCCATTTTAACAATGAACATACGGGGAGCCCTTTAAGTGGCTTACCCCTCATCTTGTGATACACATCTTTCATGTGAACAAGGTCTCGAGCGTTGTATCCCCAAGAGGCGGGCATAATGGATTCTGTGTTTACGTTACCTCCACTGAGGATACACTTTATACCGTTTGCTGCTGCTACTTCCAACGTCTTGGCCATGAGTATGTGGTCGGTTGGTATCTCTAAGTTTTTTTGACCAGCCTGAATAAAAGCACTTTGCAAACGTATAAACCGTGATTTGTCTACATTGTATTTGTAGTATGGAACCTTCAGACCCTCAACAAGGCGCATGATGTTCTCATCTGCCTTGGGGTCCTGCCATCCATTATCGACTGAGAAGCAAAGGGGTTTCAGTCCCGCGTCAACTGCTTTTACTAGGGTGGTAGAACTATCGACCCCACCCGACAGCCCGATCAAACAATCATACTTACCACCCTTCTGCTTAATATCTTGGATCATTCCAAGGACATTCTTTCTCAGCTCCTTACTCAGAGATATCTCGTGCTGCGCCATGTGACAGTAATTACAAACGCCCGTCTCGTCGAAGGTTATCTCCGGTGCACTCTTGTCCATCACGCATTTGATGCACTGTAATCTCATTGTAATATCGCTTTTATTAGTTTCAGGCTCTTGCCCGCCTCTTCAAGGCTCACTCCGCGACCTGCTACAAATTCCTTATATACTGCTGTGTGTAAGTCCTCATACGACAAATTGTCTTGATTTGAGAGAACGATTTCTCTACCGTCTGCCTGAAGGGATCGACCTTGCTCCTCCCTGCTGTCAACGACCTCAATGTGGAAGTCAGCGACACTCTCTCCAAATCTAACACGTGCAGTTATTTTTTTCTTAGACTTTTCCACAGTCTCGATCTCCCATGAGTCACCCAACAGGAACACAGCAAGGTCAACATAGTGCACACCAAGATTGTAAAGTATCCCTCCCGACTTAACATCATTACCCTTCCATGAGTCCCAATAGACTTCATCTCTGAACATCTTAGCTGTAACTGTTATCTCTTTAGGCTTGTTTAGTTTCAATAACTCGGGATGGTGCCGGAGTTGCATAACAGTAAAGACTCCCCCCATTCCCTTTGTATCTCCTATGCTTAGGGGTTTCTCGCACAAGACTTTCTTTCCCCGTAAAAGTGCCTCACGGGTAATTGGCGCGTGTAGATAATTGGGCGCTGCAATTACTACTGCATCAACCTCGTCAAACCTTGGGTCATTGAACATCTCAAGCCAGTCGGTGAAATTTGGGTTTTTAGTTTCGTCTATGTCGCAAGTGAACAAAACCTGACCACCCACACCCTCAATAGCTTGAACGTGTCGATCAAAGATAAACCCCTTACCTATGATTGCAAATTTAAGTGAACGCCCACTCTTACCATGGCCTATATTTAGATTCCTCATTTTATTATCCAAAAATTACCACTCTTAATAGCTCTTAACTCTTCTTCTTTGGTCATAAGCTCTTCTGTTAATGTCTCGCCTGGGCGCATTTGTGTCAGCTCAACCTTCGTCTTGGTTCCTTTCACAACTTTGTGAGCGAGGTCGTATATGTTTATCTTCTCTCCCATGTCCATAACGAAGATGCCCACCTCTTTGTGTTTGGTAGCCTCAACCACCAACTCGCAAGCGTCTGGTATTGACATCATGTAGCGGTCCATCCCTTTGTCTGTCACAGTGATTGATTGACCGGCATCAACCTGTCGTTGCCATATAGGTAGTAGGCTTCCCCTGCTTCCCATCACGTTACCAAACCTCACCACAGTGAATCCATTGTTGATTGCAATGATCTCTCCCAGCCTTTTGGTGGCCCCCATGACAGAGTTAGCACTAACCGCCTTATCGGTGGACACATACACAAATCGCTCTACGCACTCCCACGTCTTCGCTACGTGTACTAGGTTGTAATGCCCTATCACGTTGGTATTTATGGCCTCTAAGGGCGTGTACTCCATAAGCGGCACATGTTTGTATGCCGCGGCATTGAATACTATTTGTGGCTTAAAGTCTTCAAATACATCTGATACAGTCTTATAGTCTTTGATGTCCCCAACCCTGCCCCACACATCACGGCCCTTGAGAGAATCCGTGAGATCAAACAACGCCGATTCGTTGGTGTCCAAAACATAAACCTTATTGTGTTCTGATAACTGCCTCACAAGTTCAGACCCTATTGAGCCAGCTCCACCAGCAACGAGGATGCGTTTATTTTTCATAGAACTCACGGACCATCTTAACGACATACATAATCTCAATATCTTCTAGCACGTCATTACACGGCAACCTGAGAGTTTGCCTTTCTAGTTCGATGGTATCTTGTGGCTTGGGTAGAGAATCCGGGAAGTGATAGTCATTTTTCATTGTTTGAATCCCGTTATCCTCTAGGAAGTCGGCCAGCTCGTCGCGCCTATCGGTGCGAATTATGTAATCTTGATATACACGGCCGTGTCGGAGTGTGGGGAGGGTGATATCAACGTCCTGTAGTAGATGATCGTAAATCTGAGATATCTCTCTGCGACGGGTAAGCATCTCTGGTAGGTGGTCTATCTTTACATTAAGCAATGCAGCTTGCAGATTGTCTAGTCGTGAATTGTAACCAAACTTGCCCGGATTATATTTATAGTGATTCCGGAGGTCTTTGAGCTCGTCAGCCATTTCTTTATCGTCTGTGGTTATTGCCCCCGCATCACCAAAAGAACCCAGTATCTTAGCCGGGTAAAAAGAGAAGCAGCCAGTTAAACCCCATGCCCCCGCCCGCTTTCCATCAATCTCAGCCCCGAGCGCTTGGCAAGCGTCCTCTATAATCGGGAGGTCGGTCATTTCGGCAAGAGCCTTCATGTCTACCATGTCTCCCATTAGATGAACCGGAATGATGGCCCGCGTGTTCTCTGTAATCTTTGACTTGACCTCTTCCAAATCCATCATGCTATCTTTGCCAACATTTACCAATACGGGAGTTGCTCCACAATGATGAATCACCTCAACTGTGGCGTGGAAAGTGTGACCTACCGTTATCACCTCATCCCCTTCTTTAATTCCCAGCATCTTTAGTGAGAGAAACAAGGCGTCAGTGCCGGAGTTTACACCAACCGCATACCCGGTTCCCACAAAGGCAGCCAGCTTCTCCTCAAACTCCTCGACATCTTCTCTAAGAATAAGATCACCCCGTTCAGCTACACCATGCCATGCATTGTCAAGTTCAGCTTGATATTTATGATATTGCTTTGGGAAATCAACGAATTTAACCATCATAAGCGTATATATACAGGTTTATCACTATTATAAGTATCGACAATTACTTCTTTCACGTCCCCCACCTCCGGCTTGAAACATTTCATATAAGGCTCTAGGTGGTATATGTCCTCATCCTCAAAAACCATGTTGTGTGAGAACCCTAAGAACTTATACTTCTCGCTACCTTTGACACCAAGGATCTTAACGTCTGCATTATGCAGTGCCACACCATTTCTAACCATCTCAAAGGGTCGAAACACACTAAAGTTAAGCATGGTATACACATAAGGTTTCAGTCCTGAGAGAGCCATCCCCGCAGCGGCCAGGATTGTTGATTGCTCTGTAACTCCGAAATTGAAATAACGGTCTGGGAACATCTTCTGAAACTTTTCAGCATAGTTAAAACCGACATCTGGGACGATAAATACGATGCGCTCATCCTTTTGTGCCAGTTCACACAAGGTATCAATAAACACACGGCGTGTGTCTGTTTCTTGGGTTATCTCTGACATAAGATTGTTTTAGCTGATAGATACTCGTTTTCATTCGGTGCGCGGTAGTGCCAGATGTTGTCGTCCTCCATAAACGGCACCCCCTTACCTTTGACCGTCTTGGCGTCAATAAACTTGGGCAACCCTTTATTGTTACGGAGCTCACGCGCAAACAAAATATAATTATGTCCGTCTGCCTGTGCTGTCTCCCACCCAAAGTCTACAAACTTATTACACACCGGGTTGAAGTCCATAATGTCCTTCGTGGCTCCCATTGCTTGATGTCCATTGTTGTCCAAGATCACCATAAGATTGTCTAGCTTGAAATGAGAAGCAATCATGGCTGCCTCCCACGTGGTGCCAGACTGTATCTCTCCCTCTGACATGAGAACATAAATCGTCCCGGGCTCACCCTTGATCTTCTTGGCGAGCGCAAACCCAACAGCGGCAGGCAAGGCGAGCCCCATAGAACCCCCCGCAAAAGGGATGTCTGGATGAATAGGTTCTGCAAGACCTATGAACTCACTGCCTTCCTGGCAATAGGAGTCCAGTTGCTTCTGTGTAATACGTCCCTTGCGGTGTAAAAAATAATAGAGTGAAGCCGCAGCCCACCCTTTGCTCAAAATAAACTTGTCCCTGTCGAGATCCACCCTCTCAAAAATACAAGCCATTATGTCTATACAACTAAAATTACTCCCGATATGGGAGGTTTGTGCATTGAAGATTAAATCTAAAACTTTTAATCTTGCGTCATTTGCGATTTTTCCTAGGTATGCTCCCATGATGTAGGTTGGCTTAACTTTTAATGATTATACCAGCTTCGCTTGATAGGTAAAGGTACGTTTTCCACAGTTAGTTGACGATTATCTCTAAACGAGGTTTTTCCTTGTCTATGTACTTTTGTATTATTAGTTCGATGATCTGGTTGTCGTCTTTCCATAAAATTCCATTGAGTGCGTCGAATACGAGTTTGCAGTAGTTGTCTATGTCATGTTTGCGTTTGTCTTTGTGATATATCTTTAGGCCAATTGAAAGATCTTCCTCTAGTGGTGGTTTTTTGTGCTGTTGCTTTGCTTGGTACGCATAGTCCTCTTTTAGAGCTTTCGCCTTACCCTCCATGTACATGGAAGCAAATCGTCCCCGGCATGTGAATCTGTATGCAAGATTGGTTGAGATTGGTTTGCCTTTGAGGATAAGGTGGATCATACGAATAGATGTTGGAAGCGGTCTTTGTTGGCCTTGTTGATCTGGAATCGGCCCTTGACGAAGGTTCCCTGGTTCATAAAAGAACGACACAGTGTGCCTTCGTGTACCATACTTGCTGTTGGTGGTAGTGGTTGTTCACACACTAAGCATTTTCTCTTTGCCATATTTTAAGTTTAGTCTCCATTTTATTGCTATTAAATCTTCGACCTTAGAGTAACTGTTGAGTTGTAAATTAGAGGCTCTGTTGAGCGCTATCCAGCGGACATGCTCATCAGCCTCCCTGTCATAGTTTGGTTTGTGTGGCGTAACTGCATCGTGTTCGTCTTTGGTAAGAGGGACAATGTTCCATGGTTCTTGGATGGATTTCCCCGCGAAAGTAAATACATGATGCCATTGTACAGGTCGATGTCCAGAAAGGGCAGACTTAACGTAGAAGTTATCAGCCTTGAGTTGTTCAATCAGTTCCTTTGGCATTTTCGATTTCTTTTTGAAGATTTGCTAATGCTCGCCACGCGACCTTGGTACTATGTCGCACCCCATCCGTATCCAACGTCCCCGCGTCTATCAAATGTCGCGTAAGAGCGTCAAGCTCGTCTTGCGACTTCGTACGGTCCCAAAACAATGGCTTGCTAGGGTTATGTTGGTCGTTCCCAGCCTTTGAACACCGCGCAACATCAAGTAGTGCGTCTGGAAAATATCTCAACACCCCTGAGAATATCGGTGTGTCTTTGCGCCCCTGCGCTTCGCTACTAATCTTCATATAGGCGATGAGTTTCCTTACAAACAGAACACATACGGTATTGTATCCAATTATGGTCATGTTCCCCCGCCACATCAGCCTTAACTTTCTTTTCTACGTCACTCGTGGTCAGTCCCTTGATTGACGCAAAATTGCGTTCTGCGGTGTTTTTGTCGACACAGGTGGGAAGTATCGCGTAGAGCCTTCGCTGGCCTATGTGGGCGATTTCAGACGCCTGGAAGCCTAGTTCTAAGACGAACCTAGTATAGATATTCCGTAACTTGCTAGCCTGCCCCGGAGACAAGTCAATATCTAGTAAGAAATCCTCGAAGCTGTCGTATCGACCTTCCCACTCCCGGTCTTTGTGAATCTCCTCGAGTCGCTGTCCCAAGAAGATGAAGGCGGTCTCGATGTCCCTACGAAGTTGCTTGACCTCTTCTATGCGATCGTTTTGCTTTACTACATTGCTCATAATAATAATTGATGACTAATAATTAAACACTGTCCCATGTATTTGTTGCGTCGTCCTCTGCGTGCTGGGTGTCGCTCTCAGAGAATTTACCGTCCCGGAAGATTAGGTGGACATTGCCGGTTGTCCCTGTGCGTCTGTTGGCTTGGATAGATAGCGTGGCTTCGTTTGTGATCACAACTTCTCCATTGATCCGCTCTGTCTCTCGCCACAGAATCATTACTGTATCTGATTCTTGCGCTATAGCAGAGCTACCCTTGAGGTCTTCGAGGTCTGGGTTCCTGTCGAGCTTCACTTTTTTCAGATGGACCAGGAGAAAAACAATAACATCCCACCGTTTAGCTAGAGTCTTGAGTTCTTGCATGGTCTGCTCAATCTCATAAGCTGCGTTCTCCCCCTTACTGCGCGCTATGTAACCCAAGTGGTCAATAAAGATGATCTTTGTATCAAACTTAGCCTTTGACTCAATGATCTTCTTCTCTATCCAATCAATAGTGCGGGTTGGTGTTCTTTGCGGTGTATAAAAAATGGGCACTTCGTCCCCGCGTTCAAGGAACTTCCGAATAATCTCTTCTGGCGGTTCTTCAAAAAGTAGGCAGGTCGGGTTATTTTCTTTTAACTTTGAGACCAGGTCAAGGGCAAAAGAGGTCTTCCCGTGTTTGGTGATTCCTGTGAGGGTTATAACTTGCTGCGGCCTAAAACCACCGAGGATTTTATCTAGCGATGGCACCCCTGTCATCATCTTTGTCTCTTCTGGTTCGTTCCTTACTCGCTCAAGTATCTCTAGCGAGGAAACCACCTTATCATCACCATTATATTCCTTCGCCATTTGATGAATACGGTCGATAGTCTCTCTTTTATCATAGTGTCTTGGTTGGTCTTGCGTGCCATCCTGGGCTTGTCTTTCCAGTGTGGTCATCAAATCACCAAACTCCTTATCGGTCATCATGGTTGTTTTTTATCTAGTTCCCATAGAACGGTGTGCCAATCAAAGCCTTTCTCCTCGAACCTGGAGTCGCTTTCAAGATGTTCCCACTTGGCATATAACTTTTCAGGGGAAACTTCTGCTAATCGTGCCTTCTGCAACGCCTTGTACTGACTGGTGCGGTTCACAAACTTGAACCCGCGTCTCTTCTCTGCCCAGGTAAGGAAAGTCTCGTATTGCTTTGTCCAGCTTTTTTTCTTTCCCTGTGAAACCATAGACTCCAGGGGATTACCATCAGAATCTAGTTTCATTTCTTTTTCTTGGGAAAGGGGGTAACTGTTCTTACTGTTATTAGTAATAGAGTGGCGTGCATTTTGCACGTTTGGCGTGCATTTTGCACGCGTGTCAGTAATTTCGTGTGCATTTTGCACGTATGTTACCGCATCTGCCCAGAGGAAAGTGGTCTCCATGTCCATTATTAGGCACTTTTCCTCTAGTTTATTTATTGCCCTGGATACAGTGGTTCTATCAATCCCCAAAAAAGAGGCCAGTTCAGTGGAACTCTTGTCGCACTTGCCACTTCTTGATAATCGGGACATCTGGAATATGGAGTCACAGACAGCATATTCATTCATGTTTAATTCAAACATCAAACGTACCTCATGGTGTATTGTGCTATATCTCAAACTTTTCATAGGCGTCTAACAAGCAAAAGTCCAGTGAGTACTGTAAGGGGAGTTGCGACCCCGTATACTCACTGGACTTTTGCCAATTAAATATGTAATTGTTTGCAACGTTTTATACATCCATGTTAGTGTATCAGATTTTGCTCTTGATTTCTTCAAGCACTTGTGGATAAGTTTTTAGATGTAGTCGCGCCTTCTCCAAACCAGCGCCGAGTTTAGTTTCCCCGTAAAAGAAAGTGATGCCTTTCTTGGTAATAATTCCTAGCTCGATAGCAACAGCCAGTGTATCTGCCTCGTCGGAGAAACCTTCACCAAAGATCAGTCGCAATTCTGCTTTCTTCATAGGTGCCGTGGAATAACTCTTTACCGACCGAACGCCCACCGTTTTACCGATCATAGCTTCCCCCTTTTTTATACCTCCACGGTTCTTCAATTCAAGTGCGGTGCGTTCATAGAACTTCAAAGACATACCCCCGGGGCGTGTGTAGGGATCATATTGACCCCCCATAATATTGACACGTAGCTGGTTGATGAAAATTAGGACAACACCACTATTCTCAAGTAGTGGGATGAGCTTACGTAATCCCTGTGACATCAACCTTGCCTGAGAGCCCATAGTTGGCTTGCCGATCTCTGCTTCGAGTTCCGCCCGTGGAGCAAGGGCTGGTACTGAGTCTACAATAATAAAGTCGGCTGTCTCCTCACGCAGAATACTTTCAATGCCTTCAAATGCTTCTTCGCCATAAGAGGGTTTCATCATCAACAACTTCTTGAGGTCAACATTGAGGTTCTCTGCATACTGGCGGTCCCATGCGTTTTCAAGATCAATCCAGACTACGCGTAGTCCTTGAGACTGAGCGTTAGATGCGATCTGCATACACATAGTCGTCTTACCAGTACCCTGTAAACCGTATACCTCGGCGATTTTTCCTTTTGGTAAACCGCCCCCAATGATCGCATCAATGGCTGGCAGACCAGTTTTCACAATAGGGATTTCGGGTTGTGAGTCTGCGGTAAAAAGTTCATTACTCATGTTATCCACAGTTTACCATACCAAGTATACTTGACAACCCCACCTATGGGTGTAAGCTGTGGATATGAAAGCAAAAATACGTATACCCACAAAAGAATACGCGTTCATAGAGGCCACGGTCGAAGGAGAAACCCACGAAATAGTACAGATGCATGATGAACTTTTCATGGCGGTGGGGGACAAGGAAGGGCTGAACTTTGCAGAATGGGCTAAAGCTCGAGATCGATATATTACTAAGAACGAGTTGGATCCGGAGGTCTATGAGACGATGTCAAAGCCTCAGAAATTTGTCATCAATGAAGTTAAAAAAACATTTAAGAGCATAATTAGAAAAGAAAATGAGTGATTCAATATTACAATCAGCAAGTAAGGGACGATATGTATCAATCTTCTCAGACGGGACAATCCGAGAGAAGGTAGATAGGAACCACCCAGACGCACAAGAGAGAATTTATGAAAACAAAGAGGGAGCTAAGGTGACTAAGTATGAAGCACACTATCCATCTCTAGTAGGAAAGATTGTTGGAGTAGAGTTCCGCGACGGTGAGTATGGACAACAAATCTATACCACATTCCGTGGTCCCGATGGCGACGAACTTACACTAGCAGCTAACACAAGCAGCAACTTTGGTTCAAGTTTGATGAAGATTCTACCCAACGTCGATCTGAGTAAGGAGTTGTGGTTACGACCTTATGCTTTCCAGGACGACAGCGGAAAAGACCGCCGTGGTGTGACTATCAAACAGGACGACGATAAGCTAACTAACTTCTTTTATGACGGAGAAAAGAATGTGAACGGGTTCCCGGAACCAGAAGGAGACAAAGGTACATACGACAAAGATGACTGGAAGATGTATTTCATGGGAGTTAAGAAGTTCCTGGTTGGATACACCGAAACCAACATCTGTCCCAAGTTTGAGAACAAGCTAACTGCAGACATTAGAGATGGAGACAATTATCCGACCCCTGAAAGTGAGGGGATAACAGCAGAAGACATGCCATTTTAGTATCATGTGTAAATATTGCGAAGGAACAGGAAAGGCCCATCACGCAAACGGTCCCGACGACTACACAGTAGGTTACTGCGTCTGTGAGGCTGGCCAGGAGAAGATGGAGAATGATCACGATGTTGTGATTGATAGAGAAGTAGATGAAGCCCTAGAACTTAATGAGATCGTATGAAGCCAGTAAACGCCTTTGAAATAACCACAGCAATCCAGTGCAACCTTTCCTTGTGGGGGGTAGATGACGATGGCCAGCTTGAGTGGTGTGGACATGAAAAGAATATGCGTGAATGGAAATTACTAATTGAAAAATATGAAGACGCTTATGGATACTGTTTATAATCTGCCAAACTTCACATGTGAACGCTGTGAACATAAATGGCATCCCCGCACGAACACACGACCGCGTGTGTGCCCCAAGTGCACCTCAGCCTATTGGGATCAGCCTCGAACACAGGTAAAAAGAGAAGAAATATGAAACTCTCAACGCTCATCATTATTGCCGTTATAGTTACAGGTTTCTTATACCTCGAAGCCAAACAAGAAAAGAAGCTCGACATGCATTGGGATGTATTGAGCTGCCTTGCTCTCGAAGAAGGAAATTGCTTAGTTAAGATAAACTGATTGATGCTCGGGCGTACAGCGCCCCTGCACCAGTCCGTTTTGACTGGAGGATTGTACATTGAAAACTGGATAGGGTCATTAAAAAAACATGAATAAGATTGTAATTCTACAGCGAGGTTGGGTTTACATCGGTAAATTCAGCCAAGAAGGAGATATGTGTACTCTAACGAATGCTTATAACATTCGTCGGTGGGGAACAGAAAGGGGCCTTGGCGAACTTGCCCTCGAAGGCAAGAAAGAAAATACACAGTTAGACGAAGTGGGGAAAGTTACCTTCCATATTCTTACCTCGGTTGCATTGTTAGATGTAAATGAAGACGTATGGAAAGCACAACTCGATTAGCTTGTTTTGAAGAAGCGCAACACATAGGATACGGAAACGGATACGGATACGGATACGGATACGGATACGGATACGGAGACGGAAACGGATACGGATACGGATACGGATACGGAAACGGATACGGAAACGGATACGGATACGGATACGGATACGGATACGGATACGGATACGGAAACGGATATTAAACTATTACAAGGGTCTCAGTGCGGAGCATATTATGAGGAGACTCTTGGTATGTTCCACATTATTAAAACACACCTATCCAGTTTTCAGGGAATAATCCCTGAGCAACAGGAGAGTTCTAATGAAACTCTATATATATTATCTACTTCTCCTAGTAGTTCTTTTAATCGCAATATTGTGTATTACGCCAGTATATGCTGACGAAGCAAAGGGTGAGGAAATATCGCCCACACTGTTCACTCTCGACAATCGCGTCGGTGATGTGTATGACTGCAACTATGTCTGGTATCCGGATTGGAACAAATGTTCTAATCATACCTATAAGGGCCGCGACTTTCGCCTGTTCTTTGGTGAGCAAGGGGTCGAGGCCATAGTGGATGTCACACAGGAGATCGAAGGCTTTATTATGATGGTTTGGAATAAAAACCTCAAGCAAGCCATGGACGATCGGGGACAGTTTGTCATGTTGAAAGCTGCCCCCGCGTGTGAGACTCTTGAACAAATCTCAGAATTTGTTGATGTCTTACTGACTGACGGCCCCAAGCCTGCATACCTCATGCTCAAATTGATGGCAGGTATGCCGGGCCAGAAGGTTCCCTTTGCTTGCACGTTACTGAGTGGTCCCGTCGTTGTGACAGCCCCTCATGGTGAAACGTTTCTTTTCGCTTTTGAGGGAAGGGCAGAACAGTGTCTTATTGGTTCAGTCGTAAACCACTACGGTAGGGATTACTATGCTGTTATGTGCAAAAACATCGGTAGAGCCGGGTAATACACATTGGAGGTGATACACTTTCGTATCACCTCCCACTTTAATTGAATCTTATCTAACATGGAAACAAACATACGATACAAAACGCTCCCCGTAGACAAAGCTCCTCACGGACATAAGTACCAGCTCAATAAGTGGTACAAGGAGGACGCTATTTCTATTTGTGAAAAAGGTTTCCATTGTAGTAAAAATATCATTGATGCGATGGGTTACGTAACTCCCGGCTACGTGGCCGTGGTAGAGGTCCGTGGGGATTCCATAGCGGAGTCAGATAAAGAAGTTTGGTCTGAAATGCGCATTATACAATGGAAGAAATGGACAAAGAAAAACTCTGTGGGGTTATCCATATATGCGGCAGAGCTCGTATTGAAGAATTACGAAGACAAGTACCCTAATGATTTCCGTCCACGAGAAGCGATCGAGGCTGCCAAAAAAGTGTTAAAGAAAGATAAAGATACTGCCTCAAGTCGGTTCGCTGCGGAGTCTGCGGAGTCTGCCGCGCGGTCTGCGCGGTCTGCTGCGCGGTATGCTATGCGGTCTGCTGCGCGGTCTACGGAGTCTGCCGCGGAGTATGCTGCGCGGTCTACTGCGTGGTCTGCGTGGTCTGCGGAGTCTTCGGAGTCTGCGTGGTCTGCTGCGCGGTATGCTATGCGGTCTGTGGAGTATACTGCGCGGTCTGCGCGGTCTGCTGCGCGGTCTGCTATATTCCAGAAATGTCACCAAAAGGTATTGGAGATTAGTGGATTGAACACGTAATGACAACGTCACTACAAGCAACATGAACAAAAACAACGACAAAAATGTGCAGTCAGAGGATGATGTGCACAAAGATATCACAGGAGGGGGGGAGGAGTTTAGATGCATGGACCACTCTCACTG